GCTGTGCTGCTTCCTCTTTACGCCCACGTCTCACGTCCTTTGGACCGGTCAGCCCTTAGCTTATCCTGCTGTCCAAAAATCCGGAGCCGCCGCACGCCGACTGTCTGGACTCTCTACGCCGATTTCTATCTGTACGCACATTCGAGCGACCCCTATCTGGCGCCCGCGACGATCCTAAACCCGCTGCTCGATGCTCTCGAAGCTGCGCTCGCACCGTCGCCAACGACTGGAATCCAGAACCTGGGACTGCCTGCAATGGTTCAGCACGCCTATATCACGGGTAAGGTTCAGACCGACGAGGGTGTGCTGGGCGATCAGGCTATTGCGATCGTACCCGTCGAAATTCTGTGCATCTAACGACCGAAGGCGACGAAACCGACAGCGCGCTCTGACGGTCCCCAACGCGGCGGTCGCTGTTCTTTCAATGCGCCTTCATGCGAAGGAGTGGTCAATGGCCGAGGAAGATCATACCGCCGACGAAACCGCCAAGCCTGCGTCGATCGAGAAGTTGATCGAACGCTGGTGGATTGACCACTTCCCAGGGTCGGCAGTCGCCCGCGATACGCAGGCCTGGAATATCGCCCATGCCGCCAAAGAGAGGCTGAAGCGGCTTTTGAAGGGGAGTATCTGATATGCAATTGAGCTTCGGCTCTGGCGCAGTATGGGGCGAACGCACCGATGTGACCGGCTCGGGTATCGGCCCACGACAGTTCGGCGTGCTCCAAGACATACAGATCGATTTCGACTGGTCTGACAAGGAGCTTTACGGCCAGCTTCAGTTCCCGGTAGCGATCGCGCGCGGGCAGGGCAAGATAACTGGCAAGGCGAAATTCGCGCAGATTCTCGGTTTGCTGTATTCGGATATCTTTTTCGGCGTGACGCCGGCCACCGGGCAATTCGCCGTCTCACAGCTCGAGGCCGCAACGGTTCCGGCAAGCACGCCCTATACCGTCACCGCCGCCAATGCGGCGAGCTACAATGATGATCTCGGCGTCAGCTACGCAGCAAGCGGCAAGCGTTTCAACCGAGTGACTACACCTTCGGCCGCTGGACAATATTCCGTCAACTTCGCCACCGGCGTCTATACTTTCTCTTCTGCGGATGCCAGTGCCGCAGTTTTGCTGTCGTACACCTATAATGTCGCCACAAGTGGCAACAGGCTGACCCTGTCGAACCAGCCGATGGGCATCACGCCCACCTTCAAGGCAACATTCTACACAGCGTATAATGGCAGCGGCACCGCCCTCCGCCTAAACGCCTGCACGGCAAACAAGTTGTCGCTGCCGACGAAGCTGGATACTTGGACAATCAGCGAACTCGGCTTCACGGCTTTCGCTGACGCCTCGGGAACGATCGGCTACTTGAGTACGGTCGAGTAATGATCCCGGGTGTGACGGTCGCAATGGGCGGCCTGGATTGGATCGTGCCGCCTCTTACCCTCGGACAGCTCCGCCGGTTGATGCCCAAGGTACGGCAACTGACGGAGATCGGCGCGTCGATGGGCGAGCCACAAATATCTGTGTTAGTCGATATTGTCACAGCGGCGTTGCAGCGCAACTACCCCGAAATGACCACCGATCAGGTGGAGAATTTTCTCGATCTCGGTAACGCCAGCGCCGTGCTTAATGCCGTTCTCACCGGTTCCGGCCTGAAGCCGAGCGGAGCAGCGGTGGGGGAAGCGCGCGCCCCCGGGACGAGCCCGGGGGCAGGCAACACGAGCCCCGGCTCACCGTCGCGCATAGTATTGGAGACGGTGACCAGTGGCGAGAAATCTATGGTCTCCTCGCCACCGCCTGTGGGTACAGCTACCCCGTAATTGACGCGATGACGCTCTTCGAAGTCGAAGAGCTAACATCTTACTGGGCGCAGCATCCCCCGCTGCACTTGCTGTTCGCGGCCTTTCTCGGCATCGGCAAAAATAAGCGGGCACAGCTGCCGTCGATGTCGGCGGGGCGGGGGCAGCGGCCGAGTTCAGATGTTGGCTCGGTGCTGCCTCAGTTAGGGCCTGGGTTCAGTGCCGGAGATGTACACGCCGGCCTGTCGCCCGTGGTCCTCGATTTCGCCGAACTAAGCCGCCGGGCAGTAATTCCCGGCTAACCGATCCGCAGGGATCGCAACCCGCCGCAAGCGGCGCGTCAGGCGGATCGTTATCGAGAGGCTATCATGGCCGATATTGAAACCAGCGTTGTTATCAGCGCGCAAATCGACGGTCTCCGTTCCGGAATGGAGGCGGCAGCAAATTCGGTCCAAACAGCGACCGATGCGATGCGCACCCAACTTGCCGGCCTCGGTGATATCGCTCAACAGGCGCAATCGCAGCTTACCGCCGCTACAGGCCAGGTCGGAACCGGTCTCGGTGCACTGCAGTCCCAAGCCGGCGACCTCGCGGGGTCTATCGGCGGGAGCGTGATGCCGAGCGGCGGGCTCGCTGGCGGCGCCTCTGGCTCCGTTCAGTCAGGCTCCCCGCCCGGGGGTCAACAAGCGGCCAGCAGCGATGAGAAGGTGTGGGACGAAGAGTTGGCGGCGTACCAAAAATTTCAGAGCGACAAGGAGAAACTCGATCTTCAGGCAGTGCAGACCAGCCAAAGAACCTGGCAAAGCCTGATGCAGCCAATTCAGCGTGCCTTCGATACCTCGATCACCGGGATGATCTTGGGAACCACAACGCTGCAGAAGGCGGTGGGAAATATCGCGCAATCGATACTGGCCGAATTCGTCAATTTGGGCGTCAAAATGGTGACCAACTGGATTGCCAGCGAGCTCAGTATGACGACTGCGACCGAAGCCGGTGCTGCGGCGCGCACCGCGGCTAACAGCGACGGAATGGCGGCAGGACTGGCGATCAAGGCGGCAAATGCAGTCAAAAGCATCATGACCGATTCGGCACAGGCGTTCTCGGGGATTTTCGCGTTTCTCTCACAGCTGATGGGGCCGGCGGCAGCGGGACCTGCCGCGGCCGGAGAGGCGACTGTAATGGCAGCCGCCGGCGGCATCGCCTCTGCCGCAGGAGGCTGGGTCGTCCCGTCCGATCAGCTCGCCATGGTGCACCAGAACGAGATGATCTTGCCGGCCGGTATCAGCCAAGGCCTCCAGAACATGATCTCCGGCGGCGGCGCTGGGGCGGGGGCGAGCCCCGTCGTCGTCAATATCTCGGCGATCGACAGTCAAGACGTGAAGCGCTTTTTTCAGAGCAATGGCAGCGCTCTTGTCAACGCCCTCAACAAGGCGATGCGCAACGGATCGACACTTCGGACGGCGTGATGGCTTTGATTTTCCCGGCGCTGCCCGGGCTTGCCTGGAGCGTCACGAAAACGCCGACGTTTCAGACCCGCATCCAGCGCGCAGTATCCGGACGCGAGTTGCGCGCGCTCGACTATCCCTATCCGCTGTGGCAATTCGCGCTTGTTTATGACTTTCTGCGCGACAACCCGCAAGCCGGGTACGACGAGCTGAGGACCCTCCTCGGCTTCTTTATGCTCTGCCAGGGAGCTTTTGGCACATTCCTGTTTCAAGACCCCAGCGACTTTGAAGTCGCTGGCCAGCAAATCGGCACCGGTGATGCGAGCACGACCGTCTTCCAGCTCCAGCGTGCAATGGGAACAATACTGCCGGGCGGTGGCTTTCTGGAACCAATCGTCGCACCGAATGTCGTGCGCGCGATCTACCTCAACGGAGTTACGCAGGCCCCCACGACCTACATCGTCGATCCAGCGACCGGACTCGTGACATTCACCTCCGCACCCAGCAATGGGCTGATCATCACCGCAGATTTCACTTATTACTTTCGCTGCCGGTTCATCGACGACAAATACGATTTCGAGAATTTCATGTATCGGTTGTGGCAATTGAAGAAGCTGACTTTCATTTCGGTGCGTTCATGAAAGCCGCCAGTCCTGCTCTGATAGCGCTGCTTTCCGGCGGTGACCAGTTTATCATGGCCGACCTTTATACGATCACTCTGGTAGGGGGGGCGGTACTGCGTTATTCGGCGGCGCCGACGGCGCTTTCAGCGAATGGCTACCTCTTTGCGCTCGGTCCCAAATTCGAGCGCTTGAAAACAAAAGTTGTTATCGGCACCCAGGTCGACGAACTTGAGGTCCTGGTCTATCCCGAGCCGACAGCTCTGATCGGCGGCGTACCGATTCTCGAGGGCGCATGGCAGGGCCAGCTCGACGGTGCGTTATTGCAGCTCGAACGGGCGTTCATGCCGAGTTACGGCGATACCAGCCCGGGTACCGTCGTGCTTTTTGCCGGCCGCATTTCGGATATCGACTGCACCCGCACCGGTATTGACCTCAAATGCCGCTCGCATCTCGAACTGCTGAATATCCAGATGCCGCGCCGGCTCTGGCAATCATCTTGTACCCATGTTTTCGGTGATGCGATGTGCCAATTTAATCGCTCCCAACTGCAAGCCACGTTCGCAGCAGGGACCGGATCGACACAGACGCAAATTGCCACTTCTTTAAATCCGATTCCTCCGAATCTCTATATCCAGGGAACTATCATTGGTGTAAGCGGAGCCAATGGCGGGTCCAGCCGCTCCGTTGCGAATATGGCTTCCGGCTGGGTTTATGTGAAGCTTGCGTTTCTCTCGCCAGTCCTGCCTGGTGACGAATTCCAGCTGCTCCCCGGCTGCGATCGCACGATCGCGACCTGCACCAACGTATTCAACAACGCCATTCATTTCGGCGGCTTTCCTTACATTCCGACACCGGAGACCGCAGTATAAGCCCGCGAGCTCCGGTCGTCGCCGACGCAAAGAGCACGAGCAAACTCTAGATGGCCTGCACTGTGGATCCGCGGCGACTGGCGGTGGTTGAGGAAGCGCGGAGATGGTTGCGCACACCTTATCACCACATGGGGCGGGTCAGGGGCGCCGGTACTGATTGCCTGATGCTCCTCGCAGAAGTGTATGAGAGGGCGGGAGTGATTCCGCACATCGACGTCCCGTTCTATCCGCCTGATTGGAACCTGCATCGTGACGCCGAGCGTTACCTTCTCGGCGTTGCGTGTCACGCGCGCGAAATCGCCGCGCCGCCCCAGCCCGGCGACATCGCCGTCTTCAAATTCGGCCGCTGCTTCGCTCATGGATCAATCGTCTTGGCCTGGCCCCAGCTGATCCACGCTTGGCACACCACTGGAGTTATCCATGTCGACGCGACACAGCCTCCGCTCGCAGGCAGGCCCGTCCGATTCTTCAATCCGTTGCTAACGACTGAAATCTGATTCTGACATGGGCGGTATACTCAGCGGCGGCTCGAACGCCAAGCAGGCGCGCGCAGTCGGGTCGCTGCAATTTCAGACCTCGCAACAAGGTGGCGTCATTCCGCTGCTCTATGGAACCACGAAGGTCTCGCCGAACCTGCTCGATTATGACGACTTCACTGCGACACCGAGCAAGCAGGGTGGCGGCAAGGGCGGCGGCGGAGGCAAGGGCGGCGGCCAGCAATATATGTACTCGGCCTCGGTGATCCTGGGCGTGTGTCAAGGACCAATCATCGGGTTTGGCGCCGCCTGGTGGGACAAGAACATTGGCGAGACCACAGGGCTGCCAAGCCTCTCCAGCGTCAACCTCGGTGCTGACGGGCAAGCCGTGGACGCGTATTGGGCGGCCAATCACCCTACAAAGGCGCTCAGCTATTCAGGCACCGCGAACATTGCCCTTCCGAATTATCAGCTCGGCGATACCGCCACGCTACCGAATTTCACCTTTGAGGTATTCGGCATCGGGTCGTCAAGTGGTGTGAATGGGCTCGACGCCAACCCAGCTGCAATCGTTACCGACTTCCTAACCAATCCCCGCTATGGGGCCAACTTCCCGGCAGCCAACCTCGATAGTCTGTCATCCTATGCCGCGTATTGCACTGCCCTCGGGCTCTTCCTTTCACCACTCCTCGACACGCAGCAGGAGGCACAGCAATCCCTGGCCGACATCGCCAACGTCACGAACAGTGCGATCGTTTGGTCGGGCGGGCTGCTCAAGATCCTGCCCTATGGCGACCAGGCGATAACCAACGCCTTCACGCTCGCAACCTTCTCAGGAGCTCCGACCCAGACCGGCGGCGACACGCTATCTTTGACCTTCACCGATCCGGGATTCAATGGCGGTCTACCCTACACGGTTCAGTACACGACGGTTGCTAACCTGCAAATCCCCCGCGCCACCGCTGGGCTCGCACAGGCCGTCAATGGGGACGGCAACCTCGCCGGATTTGGTGTGCGCGCGGCGTGCGCCGATTTCGCGGTGCTGATTATCCAGAACGCGCCGACCGGCAACACGACGATCGGCCAGTCAAACGGTGGCGGGATTACAGCGAGCGGAATCGGAGCTACGGCGACCTACAGTTGGACGCCAGTGATGACCCCAGTATACAGTCTCGGCGAGGACGATTTCATCGTGCAGGAATCGTCGGTCGGCACCAATCTTGGAGTGTCGCCCGGTGGTCCTGTGCTGCGCTCGGGGGCGAGCCCGATCACCGGCGGGTTCACGGATGACCCCATACACGTCACTCGTTCCACGCCGGCCGACGCCAATAATATGGTGGAGGTCGAATGCCTCGATCGGGCCAATAATTACAACACGGCCATCGTCGAGGCGTTTGATCAAGCGTCGATCGATCTCTACGGGGTGCGCCGAGACACCTCGCTCAAGGCGCGGTCAATTGCGGACCCACTCTATGTAGGACCGATTATCGCCCAACTCGTGCTCCAGCGGTCGCTGCTCTACCGCAACACCTACACATTTCAGCTCGGTTGGAAATACTGCCTTCTCGAGCCGATGGATCTGATCCAGATCACCGATGCTCGGCTCGGCGCTGCGGCGTTGACGGTGCGCGTGAGCGCGGTCGAAGAAGACGATGAGGGCACTCTTATGATAACTGCGGAGGACTTTTTTGGCGCCTACTCGTCCACAGTCATGTATCCTCCGGTCGGCTATCAGCCAACTGCCTCGCCCAGCATCATTGGCAGCGCTGGTGGGACCGCGCCATCCTACAACTCGCAACCGAGCGGAGGCGCGGCCGGTGGCTTCGTCCCGAATTGGAGCGCGGATTCGGGGAACGTCAATCCCCCGCTGATCTTTGAGCCTCCTACCGGGCTGCTCTCGGGTGATCTCGAAATATGGGTTGCTTTGTCGGGAGGCCCAAATTGGGGCGGAGCTCAGATTTGGGCGTCGAGTGACGGCAATTCTTATGCCTTCTTCGGGAGCGTGGACGGCCCAGCGAAACAGGGTATCACTGTTACGGATCTAGCGAGCTACAGCGGCCCTAATCCGGACACTACCGACACAGCATCGGTCGATCTGACCGAGAGCCGGGGTCAGCTAACTTCGGTTTCGGCTACCGACGCATCGAGCCTAATCACACTGTGCTACCTCGGCGGTGAGCTTATTGCTTATCAGACGGCGACCCTCACTGCCGTCTCCAAATACGATCTAACGACGCTCTATCGCGGCGCTTACGGCAGTCCGATCACGGATCATCCCGCTGGCGCGCAGTTTGCCTTGCTCGACGGATCGATTGGACGGTTTTCCTATCCGAGTACCTTGATCGGCCAAACGATCTTTCTAAAGTTTCCATCGACCAATACCGTCGGCGGCGGACTGCAGAGTCTGGCGGATGTACCGGCATACTCATACACGGTGAAGGGCACTGGTCAGGCCCCGTCAACGGTTGTTAATGGGTCCTATGGTGGCAAGCCAACCGCAGACTCGGTGCTGCAGAGCTATGTCTTTGCCGTGCCCACGATCATCCCGGCTGGATTTTCCGGGAGTCGGGGCGCTGCCGCGACTGCCGCAACCGCAGCTGCATCTTTCAACATCCGCAGGAATGGCGTGAGCATTGGAACGATGATCTTTGCCGCTTCGGCAACCATTGCGACCTTCTCGATGATCTCCGCCACAGACTTTAATACTGGCGACGTGCTGACAATAGTCGCCCCAGCGACACCGGATGCGACGCTAGCGAATCTCGCCTGGACTATTATGGGATTTACACAATGAAGCTCGAATCGTGGCATAGCGCCGAAGAAAAGCGGCGGTGGAAAATTGTCCGCACTGACACCTATAGCGACGTGGCTGGCGAGATCATCACCGCTGACGAAGCCACCGGCGAGTGTTGCATCCAAGTCGGCGGTGAGACCAAGAGCTTGAGTTTCGGGCCAGGCGGAATCCGCCTCTGCGGGAGGAAGAGGTGAACGGCGAAACCTCCAGATTCCCCAGGGTACGCTTCAATCCGGAAGTAAACCTTGGACATATCTTGCAAGTGATCGCCCTGACCGGCGCCGTTATCACCGGATATGTCAGCGTTCAAAAGGATCTTGCGTCGCAGCGCGCCGAATACCAAGTCGCCATGGCCGGATTCGAATCGCGACTGACCGTAGCCGATCACGCCATCGCCGAACGCCGTTCAGAAGAACGAGAGTTCATGGGTGAGATGCGCGGCAAGCTCGACGAGATGCAGAAGGGTATCACCGCGCTGCAAGTTCAAGACGCGGCGGGGCGCAAGATCGGGCGATGATTAGGGCTATTCTGGCCGCGGCCCTTATCCCGCTCACGGGTTGCGGTCTCCCGGCAAAGACCCCAGCGCCAACGGCGCACGCTGGCACAGCGACGCCGTCATCAGTCGAGGCCACGATTAAGCAGAACCAAAGTGTCCCGAAGCCGAGCCCACCCCCGGCGACTACAACACCATCCACCCCAACCGCTGCTGCCGTTCTTGACGCAATCGGTCGGGCCAAGGACACGGTAGAACGTCGTTCGTATATTCTCGACGACCGGGCCAATAAAGATATGCCTTAG